CGTCGGCGGCTAGTCCGTAACCGCAGCATTAGCGACAGGAGTTCTCGTGGACGATGAAATCTGGGAGTTCCTCGGATACACCGATTGGGACGAGTAGCTGACTCGATACCAGTGCGCCCTGTGTGGGCGCTTTTTTGTTGTGCCCTCGCTTGCGAGGGATTGTGAATACAGGCATGAGGAGGACGAGTGACGGTCACGACAGACATCACTGATTCAGTACTACTGGATATTGGTGTTGCTTACTCGTCCAGCCTGACCTCTTACACGCTGGGTGCTTTCGCCTACGAGTGGGCTATTGCCGGTCAACCTTTCCTGGGTGTGGCATCGGATGAGTTCCCTTTGACTCGTGCGTTCACGACAGTGAACAAGGAACAGTTTGATAACCAGACTGATCCCGGTGAGCAGTCGTTGCAGGGCTGGTGGCTGCGGAGCCAGAGAGATTTCTCTGGCGGTGCAGGAATCACGTTCCTTGAACCGGCCAATGATGAGCGCACGATGCGACGGTTCGCTTCGAGCGTGGGTGTTGATGTGTGGACTCCTGGTGAATTCAAGCTGCTCCGCAGTATGAGTGCTGGAGCATCTTCTTCTGGTGTTGCGAGGTGTGTCAGTGTCGTCCACTCGGGGACAGATTACGTCTATTCCACGACAGGTACAGGCGTCACTCGGACCAGCAGCGGTGGTACTACAGCGATCACGGGCTGGACAGCAGCCCCCTCCTGGCTCGTTTCTACAGGATCTGGGGTGTGGGGTTTCCACTCAACGGGCATTGATTTCTCTGCCGCTAGTGGGACTACTGCTTCTTCTGTGTGGACTGGTGCTGCGTCAGCGGGTAAGGGCTGGTGGGTTAAGCAGCGCCTGATCGCCGCCTATGGCGCGAGCCTTTACGAGTTAGGTGGCTTCAGTGGAGGCGCTCTTCCTTCAGCTTTGTACACGCATCCTGACTCAAGTTGGACTTGGACTGCTGCGGTGGACAGTCCTGGTGCGATCCTTGTTGCTGGCTATACAGGAAACTCGTCAGCGGTCTATAAGTTCACGGTCGATGAGGCTGATGGAACGCTGCCTACGCTCACTTCCGCAGTGACTGTGGCTGAACTACCTGTTGGCGAATATGTGACGGGCATGTTCTCCTACCTGGGTGCCTACGTGATTCTGGGCACGAACAAGGGTGTTCGTGTTGCGACTGTGTCTGACCAGGGCCAGGTCACGTATGGACCGTTGACGTATGAGTCGTCCAGTGCTGTGGAGTTCTTCGCCGGGTTTGACAGGTTTGTCTTTGCTGGTGTGAAGGATTCCATCAGCGGGGATAGCGGTGTGATTCGCATTGACCTGTCTGATCTGGATGAGACAGGTCGTGCCTCGTGGGCTAACGATGTGTCTACCGAGGTGACGGGCTCTGTGGATGGGGTGTGCCTGCTCGGTGCCTCTGACCGGGTGTGTGTCGGTATCAATACTGACGGCTTGTATGTGACTAGTGCTGACACTCTGGTGGCTTCTGGTGAGCTGGTGACGGGGCAGGTCCGGTACAACACGCTGGAGAACAAGTCGTTCAGGTTTTTGAACGTTCGTCGCTATGGCGACTTGAAGGGCACCGTGGCTGTGTCCAGTGTGCAGGGGCATGGGACTGAGGCTGCCCTGTACACGTTCCCTGAGGACTCTTCGAACGTGGAGATTCAGGTGGTGCCTTCGGCACCTGTGGAGTCTCTTGGTTTGAAGTTCACTCTGACTCGCTCGAGTGGTGACGCTACTGCTGGGCCTGTGATTCGTGGCTGGCAGTTCAAGGCTTTGCCTGCGGTGCAGCGTAAGCAGCAGTGGAGGATCCCGCTGCTGTGCTTTGACTCCGAGACGGACAGGTTTGGTCAGAAGACGGGATATCCAGGGTATGGGATTGTGCGGTGGCAGAACCTGCGTAACGCTCTCCAGTCTGGGACACCTGTCGTGTTGCAGGATTTCCTTGCCTCTGAGACGTACACGGTCCTCATTGAGGACATCCAGATGGTGCAGACCTCTCCCCCACGGCAGCAGTCAGGTCTGGGTGGTGTGCTGGTTGTGACCTGTCGGGAGTTGTAGTGGACTACGCAACCCCTGACTGGATATCCATCACCCGCGACCTGGGAATTGTTCTTGCTGTTGTTGTTGCGTTCGCAACTGCCGTTATTGCTGTTGGCAAAGTGCTGGTGTTGAAGCCGCTGGAGCGGCTGATCGATGAGAAGACGCGACCTATTCAGCCGTACACAAATGGTGGCAAGTCTCTTGCTGATGTTCATTTGAAACTTGATGAGCTTGGTGTGCGTGTTATTCGCATTGAGAGGGAACTTGTCCGACTAGATGAGGAGATTGAGGATCTTGTTGAGTGAGAAGTTGTACTGGATTTCTGTCCTAGAGAGGGCAGTTAAGACTTTCTGTCAAGCAATGGTGGCCGTGTTTGCGGCTGGTTTGACGGTGCTTGAGGTGGACTGGGGTCAGGCGCTTGCTATCTCTGGTACTGCCGCACTGTTGTCGGTGCTGACTTCTGTCGCCTCAATTAATTTGGGCAAGTTCGATGGGCCTTCGCTGGCTGATGAGGCTGTGGTGGAGCCGTTGGATCCTTCTGATGTGAAGGACTTTACGTGAGTGGTGTGTGGCTGAAGGATCTGGTGAAGATCCTGAAGCAGGCTGATGTGCCTGTGAAGGGAATGCGGTACACCCGTGGCGCGTACAACGGGGAGTCGTGGAAGCAGGTTGGGTGGCAGGGTCAGGGCTACCGGGAGCTGCGCGGGATCATGTGGCACCACGACGCCAGTCCTGTGGGTGATTCTCCTGGTGCCCTGGACTGGTGCATGTATTACGAACTTGCTCCTTGCGCTGCCATCTGGGTGGATCGCAAGGGTGTGTGGCATGTGTATGCGGCTGGTTTGACGAATCATGCTGGGCTTGGCTCCTGCAAGCTGGCTCCAGGCAACACGGGCAATCAGTACTTCTTGGGCATTGAGACTGACCATACTGATGGCGAGGCTTGGACCAAGCCTCAGATCACGAGCCTTCGTAAGGGCACGGCTGCGATCTTGAAGGCGTACGGGTTGGACCCGAAGGCTGGTGCCCTGGAATTCCATAAGACCTATGCCCCTGGCCGGAAGTCAGACCCTGCCGGGTTGGATCTGGGTAAGGAGCGGAACCGGGTAGCCAAATTGATGGGTACTTCTTCGAAGCGGAGGATCCGCACTTGGCTTTCCAACTGGTTTAAAGGTTACTGATTAGTAACATATCAGAGCGATGTAAGCCATTCTAAGGCGACAGAACCCCCTACCCTGTAGAGATACCGGGTAGGGGGTCTTTGTCTGTCTATGAGCCTGCTAGGTGCCTTTACGGGGCACCCTAGAGCATGTCTTCTGTGATCTCTGTCTTCTTGATCCTTGCCTGGGGGCGGGTGTTGTTACGTTGAGCCCTCCGACCCTTCTCGGCCAGGTCACCCAGGCGGTTCTTGTAGCACCGCTGGCACAGATCCAACTCATAGGGCTTGCTTTTACCGTAGTTCCACACGATGGTCACCGTGTCAACATTGTCCGTTTCACCGCACAGGTCGCACACAATGATCTGATGAGTAGCCACCATTGCCTCCTCACACTGCCCTCAGTTCATGGACTGTACCGCCCATGACCATGTCGGGGAACATGGGTTTCCCAGCGAGCAGCTCGTTTCGCTGCACCCGCTCCACATCCAGGCCGATGTACTGCTCGGTGATGGTGCCCGAGGAGTGCCCAAGCATGGACTGAACCCGCTTCAACGCACCGTCGTAGCCTTCGTGACGGAGCCTGTCAAACAGGGCTCGAGCCCCAGATCTACGCAGAACGTGCCCACCGACCCCTTTACTGGTCACGCCGATAGCACGTAGTGGACGCTGGGTGGCCCGGTATGGGTGGCTCATGGGGGCCGTGGGACGCAGAATGGCGGGTGCCCCTGTCGGGGCAAGCCTGCCCAGTTCATGGCTCCACGCCATCGGCAGCGGTCCTTTCGCCGGCACGAGGAACCAGTCAGGGTTCAACTCTCCCTGCTGCGCCTGGTAGGTGTTCAGCCACAGCAGCATCTCCTGCTTCAGTTCCGTCACCAATGGCAGGCGGTCAGCCTGCTGTGTCTTGTGCCGGTAGATGTCCACCTCACCCCGCTTGAAGTCAATGTCACGCACCCGCAGGGTGCGAATCTCACTTGCCCTACAGAATGTGAACAGACCCAACGCCACCACGGCCCGATCCCTGGGATCCGTGGCAGCCTCTAGGACGCGAGGGAAATCCTCAATGGTGATCCGAGGCATCTCCTGCTGCGGGACACGCAGCATGCGCCAGGTGTCCGTCGGGTCATAGTCCTTCGGCATCCAGGCATGCCGGCGGCAGTAGTCGAAGAACTGCCGGTATCCACCCAGGTACAGGTTCCTGGTTTTCGGGGACCAGCCGTAGTGGCTGAACAGATTGTCGATGTGTTCCGGTTTGATGTTGTGAACGTACAGGTCTCCCCAGAAGGCTCGAGCCCGATTCAATGGAACCTCGTATGCCTTCACCGTGTTCTTCGCCAGTCCCCTGGCCTTCAGATGGGACAGGAAAGACTCGGTAGCTTCGGACAGTTTCTTGTTCATTCTTGCCTCCTAAGTAACATAGGCGTGATGCTTACATCCCGTCTGACGTATCGTTACTTAGCAGTATACTTACATTGCCCCCAGGGGTTCAAGTCCCCCCTCGGACACCAACTATTTGTTGGACTTCTCTGACGTAGGTTTTTGTCAGAGAATTGTGTGGACTAGTGTTCGATTTCTAGTCCGTGAAGTTACTGCTAAGTAACTTGCTGTCATTAACGAAGATGTTATTGACATCTGCACTATTCAATTGGGACAATATGGGTGACATCAGACAAACGGAGGCAACTGTGGCACCCCCAAAGCTGACACCAGATCGGCCCACGCTCGAGCGGTGGCTGGAAGAGGGGTTGACCCACCAGCAGATGGCTGACCGGGTCTACGCCGAAACCGGCAACCGTGTCACACGGGCTGCTATCAGTGTAGCCCTGATGGGCTATGGACTGACAAAGCCGAAGAACCGCTACAAGGACATGATCCCCTGGCGGGTTCAAGCAGGCCATGCCAAGCTGCATCCAGCGAAAATGCTGAGGCTGCTAGGCCGCCGCGTGCTCGGCGGCACCATGAGTGACCTGGAGGAATCGCAGTTGGATTCCTGGCTGACTCACATCGGCAACGAGAACCTGATCGTCGGTTATGATCCTGACTCAGACAGCGGTTTCGTATACATCGATGCCAAGTTCAAAGATCACGACGGCGAAGCACCTATCAGAATTAAGACCCTGCATTTGAATAAAGAACAGTAAGAGAACTACAGGTTTTCTTTTTGTATCTGTAACAAGTAGACCCGGCCCTTCAGGCCGGGTCTTTTTTTGTCTATATCTATTGACTGTCAGACCTTATAGATACAGTCTAACCATCATTGATTCGCCGATGACAAATCTCGGGCGCCTTCGGCGTGTCGCTACACCGATCTAAATATTGTCGTTTATGGTCTACATCACATTTCAAGGAGGACACCATGTCATTGAAGGTTCGGGGGGGGGGTGCCACATGTCACCCGTAGTTGCTGTCGCCAATGGCGACTTCCTGGTGGTCGTGATCACCGCTGATTGGGAGGCACACGATTGGGAGGCAGCTCTCGCTGCCACCGGAGTGGACCCCAAGGAATACCACTACTGCGGTGAAGACCTCACCGATGACATCGAGATCCTCCTGTTCACCAAGGAGGCAACAGCATGAGCCATGTCTCATACAGCCAGTACAACGAGTTCGTCTACTGCGGGGAGAAGTTCCGACTGACCCGCCTGGTCGGGGTGAAAGAACTGCCGGCCTACTGGTTCTTCGGAGGGACCGCTGTCCACACAGCGACCGAAGCCATTGACCACAAACTGTTTGAGGAGTACGGCAAGTGAACGAACTTCTTACCCTCGGCATTGACGCCTTCCGGCAGTCCATCAAGGAAGCCCTGTCGGAGATTGAACCGGGCACGCAGATCCGTGCCGGTGGCCGACCCACCAAAGCTAACCCAGGTGGAGAAGACCTTACGTGGTGGGAGAATCAGGGACCTGCCTACATCCAGTCATGGATCTCCTGGCGGCAGCAGAACCCCAACCTGCACATGTGGCAGATCGATGGGCAGCCTGCGATTGAGTTGCCTGTGTCAGCGGAGATTGACGTTGACGGGGAATCTGTGGAGTTGAAAGGTTTCATTGACCGCGTGTTCGTGGATGCTGATAGTGGCACCTTGCTGATCGTGGATTTGAAAACCGGGAAGTCCACGCCTGAGGGTTTGCAGCTCGCGTTCTACCGCCGGGCCTTGAAGGCTACGCACGGTGTGCATGCCCAGTACGGGTCCTATTGGATGGCCCGTGAAGGCACCCTGTCAGGGGTTGTCGACCTGGATAACTATCCCGATGAGGCTGTGGACTACTGGGTTCGCACCACGGTGCGCGGTATCCGCAACGAAGTTTTTCTTCCCCGCGTGTCGTCCATGTGCAAGGGCTGCGGGGTCAGGGATCATTGCTATGTGTTCAACCGCAATGCCCTGTTTGCACCGTTCAATACTAACATCGCTGAAGCAATGGAGGCAGAGTAATGTCAAGCACGGAAGCACCGTTCAGCGCGAACACGCGCATCAATGTCATGGGGCACGACGTTCAGTTCACTGTTCGTGCCGATACCGCTTTTGATTTCCAACTGCGCTGGGCTGAGTTGGCTGAAGGCATGGCCAACCTCACCGAGTCCGTGCAGATGACCGTTGCCGCATCGAATGCGGCTCCCCTGACCCAGCCGGTTGCCCCGCCTCCGCAACCTGCTGCTGTGAATGATGGCGGCTGGGGACAGCCGGTCCCCCAGACTCCCCCTGCGGCATTCTCAGCCGCCGTCATTCCTTCGTGCGCTCATGGCCCCCGCAATGCGGTCGCCAAGGTGGGTGCGAAAGGTCCCTGGAAAGCCTTCATGTGCAGCGCCCCGCAGGGCGCACAGAAGTGCGATCCGATCTGGGTTCAGCGCAACACCCCTGAGTGGGACAGCTTTCCCGGTTAGTCGATGAGGCGTCTTGACCGTGCCGTGGTCCACCAGGACAAGACAGGTGCCATCATCCCGGTGCCTTTCAAGTCCTGGTCGGACTACCAAGTGTCGATCCGCAGGGGCGAGGTGACCATGTTTGCTGGAAACCCAGGTGCAGGCAAAAGTACCCTCGCCCTTGCGGTGGCCGTGATGTCCAACGTCCCCACGCTGTACTGCTCAATGGACACCCATGCAGCCACGATGGCTCTGCGTACTACCGCCATGCTGACCGGACTGCCGCAGCATCAGGTGGAGCAACGGATCCAGGCTGACCCATCGTGGGCATCGGAGATCCTCGCCGGTAAGGCGGGACACATCGATTGGATGTTTGATCCCTCGCCATCCATGCAGGATCTGGTAGACGAACTAGACCTGTATGCCGAGATACATGGCAGGCACCCACAGCTTCTTGTGGTGGACAACATGATCGACATCACGCATGAGACAGGGGACGAATTCTCATCCCTTCGCTCACTGTCTAGGGAGTTGAAGTTCTGGGCTCGAGAGACGGGCAGCAGTGTTTTAGCGTTGCATCACACGAGTGAGTCCTACCAGGGCAATCCTTGCCCTCCTCGTGCTGCTCTGCACGGGAAGATCGCAGCTATCCCATCGTTGATCTGCACTCTTGCCAATCCGGCTGATGGCTATCTCGCCATAGCGCCCGTGAAGAACAGGTATGGCCCCGCTGATCCGTCAGGACAGACAGCCATGTGGATGGAGTACACCCCAGCCACGATGCAGATCAAGGATGTGAACCTGTGAGATTCGTTTCCTTGTTCGCTGGTGTCGGCGGGTTTGACCTGGGGCTTGAGATGGCTGGGCATGAATGCGTAGGCCAGGTGGAGATTGATAAGCACTGCCAGCAGGTACTTGCCAAGCATTGGCCTGACGTACCGAGGCATGACGATGTGAGGACTGCTAATGAGTGGGCTGATCGAGTCGGACTTGTGGGAAGAACCGACCTTGTTTGTGGAGGGTTCCCCTGCCAAGACGTATCCGTCGCAGGGCGACGAGCAGGTCTCGCTGGGGAAAGAACCGGACTATTCTGGGATGCACTTGCTTTCGCAACGCATATCCAAGCGAGATGGATCCTCTTGGAGAACGTCCCCGGCCTTCTTACGTCAAATCAGGGACGCGATTTCGGAACAGTCCTTACTGCTTTGGCCGACGCAGGGTATGTCTACAACGAGTGGCGGGTGCTTGATTCGCAGTTTTTCGGAGTCCCCCAGCGTCGCCGTCGAGTGTTCCTTATCGCAGGTGTTGCAGCACCAGACCGACGACCGTTACTTGTTGAGCCCGAAGGCAGCGTCTGGGATCCTTCGCCGCTCAGAGCGTCGGGGCAGGACGTTACCGGAACCGTTGAGGGAAGCGCTAGAAAAATTGTCAACGCTCTCACCGCCAGTGGATTAGGCGGTGGAGGGCCCGATGACAACCTGGCTCAGGCTGGGCACCTAATCGCTTTCAGCCACACTCAAGGGTTAGACATTCAAGCATCTGAGGATGCTTTCCCCACGCTCCGTGTCGGAGGGGGGGGGATGAGTGTTCTGGTACGTGAAGAGCAAGTCGTGCGGCGCCTTACCCCCGTGGAATGTGAACGACTCCAAGGATTCCCCGACGACTGGACCGCTGGACTCGCAGACACCCACAGGTACAAGCAGATGGGTAACGCCGTCACTGTCAACGTGGCCCACTATCTCGGATGGTTGCTAACACATGACAAGTAATGCGAGTAACAGGGCCAGGGCCAACAAGCGCAAGGGCGCTGACTTTGAGATCAAGAAGGAGCAGTACTGGCTCGACAAAGGTTTCGAGTGTCACCGCCTGCGGCTGTCAGGCAAGGACGACCAAGGGGACCTGCTCGTCAAGGTCAACAACCTGCTGTACGTCGTGTTCGAGAACAAGAACGAGAAATCCATCGACCTGTCTCGGTACACCGAGGAGGCATTGAAGGAGGCAATGGCATGGGAGGCCAAGCATGTTCATCAGATCGATCCCGCAGCACTCGTAATGGGTATGTGGGATGTCAAGCGACGCATGAAGGGCGTCGGAGATTCCTACGTTGGAACGTCATCCGATGAACTCGCGTCGCTCTTCCTACACATACAGGGCTGGTGACTTATGGAAAGTGTTGCAGCACTACGACTGGGTGCTGCCCTCCCCGAAGTCGGGATGGCAGACCGTGAAGTGCGGCATGCACAAGGACTCCAAGCCTTCATGTCGTGTCAACAACGACAACGGCGGGATTGCCTGCATGTCATGCGGGTTTACCGGGGACGCAGTGACGTTCGTCAAACACATGGAGGGTGGTGAATGGCGGGATGCTTTCCGAGTCCTTGAGGGAATCACTGACGGAAGCGGTGATGACGTACGCGGCCAGCGTGGATCTGGCCGGCGAGTATCTGGCTCGCAGAGGAATTACCAAAGAAGCAGCGAAGCGACATCTCATCGGCTACGTCACTCAGGATAACGTCGCTGTCGGGCACGAGATGTTCGTCAACAGGATCTCCATCCCCTTCCTGGCGACAGCGGGCGTGGTGGACTGTCGGTTCAGGTCAATCAGTGACGACATCACCCCTAAGTATCTGAGCAGGGTTGGTGCAGAACTGACCATGTATAACCCGCTTGCTTTCCAGGTGCCCTCAGATTTCATAGCGGTATGCGAGGGGGAGGTTGACACAATAACCGCGCACACACTGTGCCAAATCCCTGCCATCGGCCTCGCCGGGGCGAATGCCTGGAAGCCGTTCTATGCACGGGCTTTCGGTGACTACCAGAGAGTGTTGGTTTTGGCTGATGGTGACCAACCAGGCAAGGAACTGGGCAAGAAGATCGCCTCTCAGATTGATACCGCTGTCGTGATCGCCATGCCTGACGGCATGGATGTGAATGCCACGTACCTCGCAGAGGGTGCCGATGGAATAAGGAGAAGGGCTGGTGTATGACGAAGCAAGACTGGCAGAAGCTGGTCGAAATGATCGAGGGTCTTGGGTTGGTGGTTCGTGGTATCGACCCCAAGAAGTACGAGCTGACCGTGTGGGTTCCACCGCCCAGTCGGTGACACCAGCATTCAAGATGGCCCTGGCTCACATCTATGACCAGGCTGAGGAACTGCTGCTGTCGAAGGCAGAGGATTGCGGGCCTCGAAACATCAGCGCAAGTCCGTTCGGTCCCCTGTTCGGCCTGCTCGTCAGGCTTTACGACAAGCAGGCACGGGCAGTGAACCTCGTGACCGAAGGTCACCAGGCTAATCACGAATCGCTCGAGGACACCTTCCTGGACATGCTGAACTATTCGGCTATCGCTTTGCTTGTAATCCGAGGCCAGTGGCCGGGCGTGAAAGCAGGCGAGTGGTGATCTTCGATGAGTCAGGCTTCCCTGACATGCCACAAATGACAGACCCGGCAGTGAACGTGCATCTGGTCAGTGGTTCCACCATCCAGTTGCAGCAAGTGTCCATCGTTCAGGTGGCACAGCGACTACATCAGAACGGATTCGTTTTCCTATCCGATGGCAGCGGATCCTATGCCGTGTTCTTCCGACACGGTGTCGCTGCATTGACTGTCCCCCAGCAGAAGGACTAAGTATGAGAACGACTGTTGTCGTGTCAGATTTGCAGGCACCTTACTGTGACCGCAAAGCAGTGGACGCCCTCTCCTCCTTTATCGAGGAGTACAAGCCAGACACTGTGGCCTGCGTAGGTGATGAAGCAGACCTTCCGCAGATTTCGCGGTGGAGTAGAGGGACCAAGGGGGAATTCTCGGGGGATATCGCTAAGCATCGTGACACTACGGTGGAGGTGCTGCGGCAGTTACAGGTGCAGCATCTCAGCCGCAGCAATCATGGTGATCGCCTCTGGAATTCGATCTCTACCCGCCTGCCAGGGCTCATGGGTCTACCTGAGTTGGAGTATTCGACGTTCTTCCGTCACGAAGAGCTGGGCATCACATTCCATCGGGAGCCTTATCAACTTGCAAAGAACTTCTATTTGATGCACGGCGACGAGGGTTCCATCTCGCGCACCGCCGGCCAAACTGGGGCGGGTCTATCGGCACGCATAGGTGCATCTGTTTGCATCGGACACACGCACCGCATGGGCCTCGTTCCCGTCACCGAAATGGTGGGAGCAAAAATCAACCGGATCCGTTGGGGATTCGAGGTCGGTCACCTCATCGACATCAAGACGTCGGGCATGGCCTACATGAAAGGCATGGCGAATTGGCAGCAAGGGTTCGGGATCATCATCGAGGACAAAGGCAATGTCACTCCGATCCCTGTCCCCATCGTGGCTAAGTCTTTCATCGTGGACGGAGTTAAGTATTCATGGAACTGACCGACCGTGAACTTCAGATCATCACTCAGGGTGCCACGAATGCTCACAAGGCACAGCGTGAGTTCCTTCCCCTGCCTGATCTGATCAATGAGGGTGTGCTGTGGGCGCTCGAGCATGAGCGAAAGACCCTGATGTGGCGGGAGAAGGGCAAGTATGGCGAGAACTTGCTACGTCACAGTGTGAAGCAGGCTTGCCTGTCCAAGATCGCTGCGGAACGTCGCCGCATCTACAAATTAGAGCGGGATGACATCGCCTACTACACACCAGCAGTGGTACGGGAGATTCTGCCTGACATTTTCGACCCTGACGACTGGCTGTCGTCCAGTGTGAACGACCAGGAGCGGGTAAAGGGTGCGTCCCGACCCTCCGAGGGCAACACCAGACTGGCAGCGATTGTTGATGTGCGGTCAGCGTTCTATTCGCTGTCCGAAGATGACCAGGCTTTCATTCGTGACCTGTATGAGGCTGGTGGCCTCACCCATCAGGTGATGGCAGCGACATTGGATGTCGCAGAGAAGACAGTGCAGCGCAAGGAACAGCGCATCATTCAGCGGATGGTTGACCGGCTGGGTGGTGAGCTGCCTTGGTTCGACAAGAGGAGAAGCGCATGATTGGTTGGATCGCACTCGGTGTGGGTGTGGCCTTCGTTGGTGCCTGTGTTGGTTGGGTTATTGGGTCCGTCATGGTTCTGTTGAACGACGATGCGACTGACCTTTGGGACGACGAGGACGTATATCTGTAGCGCAACTGGTGCAGATCCCCTCGGTATTGACAGGGGACCCGCACCAGAAGCAGTCAGTCATCCGCCATCCCCCCCGCTGTACTGCTCGTACTCCCAATCTCTGAGGCAGTTAAGTGTGCAGAAATGTCCACTCACGTAGCGGCCCCAAGTCAGCTCAATCCACTCGTCATCATCCTCATTAGCCCTGATGAACTGGTTACAGTTAGGCCCATCGCAGGCGTAGGCGGCACTCATGCCTCATGCTCCTTCCTCACATTCTCAACGGCCTGCCACAGCTCATCCCTCACCACAGCGTCAGGATGCGTGACAGCCCAAGTCATCAACGTTTTCTCAATCCGCTCTTTCGTATCGCGGCAGCCATTCGAGTAGGCCTGCCGCCTGATCCGCTCATATTCAGGTTCCAAAATGCTGTTCATCATCGATCTCCGTAGGTGCGATTAGGTATGCACCGCACGCGAGGCAGCGCACATCAAGTAGGTAGAAAGCCACCTGGCTGTCTTCAAACCTGACAGCCACGGCCAGTAGGTCATTGCCACACAGGCACTGGTGAGTGGGTCCCGCCCAACGCAGATCGGGACCCCCGTCCCCGAGATCCTCAAAAATGTAGGACCAGGGCTTAGTCGACATGGGGCATGACGGACAACGAGTCAACACCTACCGCATGCTGACAGTCGCAACCAGTACACATACCGTGAGCCTCCCCGGCTTGGTTCAGGAAATGCGCCCCTCCCCCAGCCCTCCAGGCACGGTTCCATTTCGATCCCTGGACACACATGCGACAGATCACGACGCCTCCCTCTGCTGGTACGCATACAAACTGAACGAGGCATCAGTGAGACGGATCCGGCGCTGAATGCGGATCGTTTCAATCTCCCGCATCGTGCAGCCGCCCCAATTCCCGTACCTCTCATGGTGGACAGCCCATTCCAGGCACTCCACCTGCATCGGACACTCCCGACACAGCGCACGAACGGCCTTGTACTCTCGTTCGTTAGCCTCAGTCGGGTTCGGGTAGTACATGTCAGGATTAAACTGAGTACACGGTTCATCCCCCGTGAAAGCTGGATACCTCACGCTGCGCCAGTCAACTGATTGTTCAACTCATTCAGGTCAGACTCGTCATAACCGAACGTGGAGATAGCGATCTGGGCATAGTCCATCGCCCACCGGGGCGACCACGGCGCAGGGTAGGGGTCGAAACCCTTCTCCTTGCAGTAGTGCAGGTATAGGACTCTTGACAGGGCAGCAACAGCCTCCCCATCGCGGTCAGTAACTTCATCACGGGTCAACATATTGGTTCCCTTCAGTCATGTTAGAGATCACGGTCAGAAATGAACAGGTCAACGAGCATTTCCTGCCTCGCTTCGGCCTCTTCATGCTCGGTAATACGTGCTAGTGCTGCTTCGCACGGGGGACACATCCCCAAGCGGTGCAAGTTACAGCCGGCGAATGCCATGATGAGTCTCCTGGTATTTGCGCCAGCGCAGCTCCCGGTACTCCTCGATCCCGATCAGCACAGCAGGAGTACCGAGGAACACAAGAGCAGCCACAGCCATCAGGTCAGCCATCGGAACCCACCAGTGCCTGCCTCGCGCTAGTGATCTCGTCAACCAGGGTCATCTCCCCCGGCCAGATCCTCACTGGATAGTTCAGGAAATCCTGAATCGGTTGAGGCTTAGCGACAGCCTCGCTAGTGCTGCAGTCCACGAGGGCCACCGTCTTATCCCAGAATCGGACCAGGCGCAGGTTCTCATAGTCCGGCATGGCGAACTCATCAATCGACATCCCCCACCCTGTGCTAGTGGTGCCCACGTTCCCCATCACATGAGACACACAGATACGCATCGCATACGCCGTATCACCCATCCCGATACGGTCACTCGCGTGTGCTAGTGCTGCCTGCAAGCGGGAAAGCTGAGATCCCCCATCCCAATGGCTATACAGGTACAGGATTGGACCATTCTCGTGGGCCTGGAATCCCCACACTGCCCTATCGCCCATGATTTACACTCCGTTTCAATTCGTTAAGTGATGTTAGTAACACAATACTAGGTAGCACTGACAGTCACCTGCGACACGCCGTGCTAGTG